TATTTTGGCACGCCAAAGCCTACAATTTGCTTAGATAATGAGCGTTTCTTAATCATTACCATACCGCCATTGCGCTGATCTCCACCAGGGCCAGATGTATTGCCCTCGATGAGTGTGACCTCATCTGTGCCATGTTCAAAATCTAAAACAATGCCTACATGGCTAATACGATCAATGCCGTCGCCAGGAAAGTCCATAAAAGCCAAAGCGCCAATAGTAGGAATTGTTGACCATCGATTAGTTTCTTTAAATACATGCGCGCCTTTGGCTGTGCTTACGACGCTATGTATCTTGACGCCAGCTTCTGCCAGTACCCAATTACAAAATGAGCCGCACCAGGGCAGGCCGTCAGCCTTCATAAATTTGCCGTACTTAGTGAGGTTATTGCCTTCCTCGACTGTACCAACCTCTTTAAGCGCAATGGCTAATACCTGCGCAGCTGTACCTGCTGGGTATGTCATGACAATAAAATCGCCGCTTCATCGGCTGTAATGCCTAAGCGATCAAGCAGAGCCGCCTTTGCATTAATTTTGTTAGATTCTTCATCCAAAATTTCTTGGGCGACGATTGGCCACAAATCCTCTAACTTTTTTAGAGTAGGCTTAGCGGTATCTGATAGCCAGACTAGACCAGCATAATCGTCACCGTTTAAAGTCCATTCGTTATCGTTAAACTTGCGGCTTAAAATTTGCGCAATATCCATTATGCACCTACTTCGATGAGTGTAATTGTTGATGAGGTACGGCTGCCGCCTGCTTCTGTATTGTCAGGGTCGTTATTGCTTCGATTGATAAAAAAAGTTCTAGCTGCGGTGTCATTCCAGCCTTCGATTGAATATGTTGTAGAGCTGGTTGTATTTGGGCTGTCTAAATAACTCGCTGCGACTGGCGCTCCCTGATTTGCACCACCAGGACCAATGCTGATCCATGAGCTTAGACGATTTGATACAGCAGTCCCGCCGCCCACAACAGTTGCGCCTCTTAATAATCTAAAGGCTACGTTATTGGCTGCGCTAGAATCTACACGCCCGATTGTTAAAATAACATATATTTTACTCGATGTAGCTGTTGGCGTGATGCTAGCTGATAGGCCAGTAATCGCTGTTGGCGATGCAGCTGTTGAGCTAAAAGTGTCGAGTTTTTGTACGCTCACGACTTGTAACACTTTACCAGGAGCCGCCGCCCATTTAAGACCTGTTGATGTTGCGGAGTCGGCCATCAAAACCTGACCATTTGTACCGACTGCTAGACGGGCTGGCGTGTCATTTGCCGTAGCGCTAATTAAATCGCCCTTAGCATCAACAATGGCATTTTGAATTGCGTTTGTGTCATCTTGCGCAACCCATGAAAAATCCATATCAGTACCTGACGCTTTTGCTAGGACTTGTCCAGTCGTGCCGCCTTTAAGATCAGCAAGCGATGTGTCAATACTGTCGCCTAACAGCTCAATAGCTGTCGCGCCATCCTTTACCAAATCTGTCGAGGTCGGTACTGACCAACCAAAATTGGGTGTTGTTGTTGCCATTACGCTACTGCTCCAATCGCGTCAAGCCATGTCAGGGTTGGACTTAAGGTATTCCAGGCTTCTGCTGGGTTAACTTGCTCCCATTTTACAGCTACCTGGCTAAAATTGACTGGCGACGCGTTAAATGTCACAGTCAAATTATTGTATGTGGCGTTGAATGTCCAGCCCTCAATGTAGCCCTCAAATGATCCCTCACTTATATTAGGCGGCAAATTCTGTATCCACACAGGCAGACCAGTAAATATGTTAATCAAAGCATCTCTATCGCTGTCGTCGATTTCTGGGTTGCCTAATTCAAATGTAATGCTTTGGAATTTGGCGTAAGGGTAGGCTCGTAGGGCTATCAATCGATCTGCGTATAGCTCAGCGTCAGGCGCGTCTTTAATGCGCGATGTAAATGATTGCGCATAAAGGCCGTAATTCATAACGCTTTGAGCATCCTCAGATGTGTAAGTGTGTTGGCCGCTTGTGCCGTAGGTAATTGTAAATTTATTTCGTATGTCGCCAGATCGTGTCGTAACAGATAAGCCTGCTCCGTTAGCGTGATTGGCGTCTAATGTCGTGTAGCCGTTGGCCGCTAGATAGTTTTGCCTATGAGTACTGTCGGCATAGCCTACGTTGCCGTTAGCATCCTCGTACAACAGCCCTAGCGCGCTTGTGGCGATCTCTGTGGCTAAGCTGTAAAGGTCTGTCTCATCGCTTGATCTTGCAATCATAAGAAAATCTCCAGGCCGATCAATTTCGCCTAGACCAATATTTACAGCGTTCGCCCATGTCTCTGTTGGATCGTAAGTCGCCCATGTCTGAGCTGCTGGCACTTCGAACCATTGACCTAATAAATAGTCATATAACAGGTCGTAAATTTGATCGCCGTCCTGATCTTGTGACAATACGCCAGGATCAATAAATTTAGTCAATTTAGACAATGCGCCTAGCGCTGTTATCTGCACAACGGTAGTAGCGGCCAAAGTACCAACCGCGTTGACTGTAGTTGTAAAATCTGAAATGTAGCCGCCAAAAATAGGCACAAAAGTCGATGTGCTGTCTGTCACTTCTATTGTTATGCCTGTGCCTACTGTAAAATCATAAGCTGAATTATTTAAGTTAATTAGCTGTACCTGGCAATAACCTGCAACAGGTTGGCTGTTTACATCAGTCCGACCGCTTGTAATGGTTAAATTTTCTAGTGCGACGTCTGTAAGCTCGACGTTATTGATTAGGACTTTATAGACTGGTGTATAGGCGCTCATGCAAAAGCCGCGCTTCCGAGCGTACCCCTGGCCTGTGAGTCATTGAGTATGCGGACAATTTGTCTAGCCGTTGACTCGCCATCGATGGCCCCATTGACTGTTAGGTTGATAACTGTACCGCCGCCGCTTAATTTATTGTTAGGGATAATTGTGCCGCTCGCGTTAGGCATAAATAACTCAGGCCCACGCTCACCGACGATATAACTCGTGCCAGCGTTAACTGGGCCACCCATAGCCCTGCCACCGCCAAATAACTGTTGCAACCCAAAACCAGCCACGCCTGTTGATCCCAAAGCTATAGGGTTTTCGTCAATAAATTTGACCAATCTTTTAATCGCGTTATACGCGTTATTGACTGTGCTGACGAGCGTTGCAAAATTGTCAATGATAATGCTAAGGGCTGTACCCAAAGCTGTAAATGCAAATTTTAACTGTGTGCCGATAACTGGCGCTAAATAATCGCGCACAAAAGCCGCAACGGTTTTGAACAATGCCACAAGCGGCTTTAGCTTTTCCTCATTTTCTGCGAGCTTGGTAGTGACCTGTTCAAAAGACGTTCGTAGGGCATCAATTACTGGTGTCAAAAGTGCTGAAATTGTAGGTATGACAAAGTCTGTAATAAATGCCCAAATGTCTCTAAATGTCGGAATAACAAAATCGCGTATGTATTCTGTAAGCGCTGTAAATACTGGCGTAAGCTTTGGCCCTAATTCTTCTGCCAGCTTCTGCACAGCTGGTACGACATTGTTTACAAAGGTAGTGACCATAGGCGTTATTGCATCTAGGACAAATGCGCCTACTGTCTCCTTACCTTCTGCAAATGCAACGCTAAGACGCGCCATTTTGCCTTGAAAGGTGTCTGCCTGTTCTGAGGCCTGACCGCCAAAAGTCTCAGCCAATTTCAGAGTAATCTCATCCATTGACATTGTTTTAAGTTCTGCTGCCGTAAGGCCGATGCCTAGCTTTACGAGTGATGCTGTATTGCCTTCGGCGGCCTTTGCCATTGCATTTGTAACAGCTTCTAATGACTTGCCAGAACCAGCGGCCACATCGATCGCCGTTGCCTGTAATTTAAGTGCCGCATCTGAATCATTTGTAGCGCGCACAAAGCGCTCAAAGCTAGGGCGTAGCTCATCGTCAGTCAGACCAGTCAGTAGCGATGTTTTAAGTATCTGCGACTCAACCGCTGCTATTTGTGCATCTGTAGCGCCTGTGACATTTTTTAATGTGGTCGCCAGTTTAGCCTGGGCTGCCTCATCCTCGATCGCCGCCTTTACGCCATCGACCAATAATTTACCTGCATAAGCCGCTGCTGCTGCTCCTGCTGCTGCAAATGCTAGAGCAGCCTTTTTGCCAAATGCTCCGACTTTGTCGCCAAAGCCCTTGACCTCGCTATCTGCGCCTTTAAGGTTTTTGGTAAAATTATCGACGTCTGCTAATAGTTTAAGCGTTAACGATCTTGTGCCAGCCATCAGCCCCACTCCTTCAATATCTTGCTAAATGCTGCGCTCCAGCGTTGTACTATCTCTGGCTGTATTCTGCGCAATGTAGGGTAGATGAAATAACCCTTTGAGCCTCGACCCTCGCGGCCTGACCATATAGGAAATTGCTTCCACTTGTTAGACCCAAATTCTGAGCCGCCCCAAATCTGCCTGGTATCTGCACCGCCGCTAAATTTCTGCGATGCGTAGCCAAATGTAATCTCGCCAATCTTGCTAGACTTTTTTACCTTTGATCCTGAGGCTACCCTGCTGGCGACTTTACGGCTTTTAAGTGTGTCTGCTGTCTGCACAATCTCTGTACGAGCATAATCAGCCAAAGCACCTGACTGGCGCTTGGCTTCATCAATGGCGGCCTCATCCAAATTTTTTAGCGCCTTAAACACTTGTGCCAGCTCAGACTTGTCTAGGGCTATCGGGTCATTTGCCATTTGCCCTCGCTTCCAATATCTCTATCGCTGTAAGTATGTCCTCAGCTGTACGCCAATGCTCCATAGGTATTTGCGTGGCTATTGCTAGCTCGATGATTAGTCGGCTGACACTTCCGCGCTCGTGGCTTTTGGGTCGCCATCTCCTACCTCAACGTCGCTGACTGATTCCATCCAGGCCTCAAATGGCTTAGTTGTCTTACTGCCAGCATCACGCTTATAGGCCAAATGTGCTACATACAAAATGTCCCACATGCCGCCGAATTGGGAGATGACTTTTTTGGTTGCCATCTCCCATCGAGCGTAATCAGGTGGGCGTACTGTGTACTCTGCCTCTGACCCATCTTGATATTTAATTGTTATATTTTGTTGCATTTATTTGCTCCCGTTTCTGTTAGTTTCTAGCTAAATGTTTCTGTGACTTCGCCCTTAGGTACAAGGAAAGTAAAGGACACAGTCTGAGCATCCATACCTGATCCGCCTACTGTTGGGTATGACGGCTTGATAGGAAATACAAATTGTGCGCCTGTAGCTGAGGTCATTGTGATCTGAATATCTGTATCTGGTGCGCTATCGCAAGCTGTCCAGATTGCCTCGCATACTGAGTTAGCCTTACCCCAATCTGCAAGCATTTCCAATGCAAATTCGGCTGATACGTTAGTGGTTTTGTATGCCTCGCCATCGAGTGTTTGATAGGTCTGACGATCTAAAACCTTTGTGAGTACTGCGCTTGTGGCCTGTGCTTCTACGTCTGTCCCACCTGTAAAGGACAAAGTAATATCACGACCAGTAATTACGACGGTTGCCATGACTGCTCCTTATGTTGTTTGTGTGTAGTAGGTTGAGACTCGAATATCTGCAATCAGCAGCGTAGATGCCCCGACTTGTGTAACTGTTGGCCTTTCGACCGTGCTGACAACGTAACCGCTAGGTATAACTGCCAGAACACTCATTATTAGCTGCTCGATGTTATCAAGCGACGCTGGATTGCTGTTGTATGCAACAGCGACCGAAATAGAAAAGTTAATTTTTGTGTGCAGAGTACTTTTG